ATTTTGTTGGACCACAGAATCTACCGTTTGCTGGTGGCATGACAATGAAAGAATTCTTGGGCTTCAAGATTTTCTCAACGTCTGCTGTATCTGGTGGTAAGAACTTCGCGTACCACATGCGAGCTGTTGGTATCGGAATTAACTCTGACGTACAGACGGAAGTTAACTACGTTCCACAGAAAGTGTCACACCTTGCAACATCAATGATGTCTATGGGTTCTGTTGTTATTGATGACAACGGTGTTTATGAAGTTCTAGACAACAACTAAGGAGACTGAGTAATGGCTTATACAGCATCTAGTCTTTCTCGTGTTGCTGGTGCATCTGGATTTTCAATGTGGCACTATTCCACAGAGGATACTATTGCGACAGTAAACACGTCTGGATACTTCAACGATGCTGCTGGCATGATTGCAGTAAACGATTACATGATTATCGTTTCTTCAACTGGCGGCACACCTGTTGTTTCTCATGCGTACTGTAATTCAAACACTGGCTCTGTTGTAGACATTGTTAATGGTGTTGCGATTACAGCGACTGACTCTGACTAATGATTGGGGGCTTCGGCCCCCTTTCTCACATTAAGGATTAGGCATGGCAGTTTCGAGTACACCCGCAAATTCACCGATTGATGTATGTAGCCGAGCTTTGATTCTTATTGGTGCCGATCCAATTACATCATTTGGTGATGGAAACAACGAGGCACTTATCGCGTCAAACATGTATGAAGATGTTGCGCGATCTGCTTTAGTTAATACACGTTGGCGGTTTGCAACAAATCAGGTTGTTTTGAACCGTTTAAGCGATGCGCCCACAGGTCGCTATGATGCAGCTTATCAGCTTCCAAGCGGCTGGCTTATGACACATGCTGTTACTGTAAACGATACACCGATTGAGTATCAAACCTACGGCAGCAAACTGTACTGCAATGAGGGAAATACATCAGAGCTAGTCCTGGACTATACTTATCGTGCAGAGGAGCAGGATTGGCCTTCTTACTTTACGGTTGCTGTTGAGTACGACCTTGCTTCAGTGTTTGCGGTTAGCTTGGCGCGAGATCAAGGTTTAGCACAGCTAATGTCCAATCAGGCGCAAGCATCTATGATCCGTGCTAGAAACCTAGATTCACAACAGCAAACAACACGAAAACTTATCACAAGTCGGTTCATCACTAACAGGAGAACATAATGCAGAAGGTGCGCGTTCCCCTAACAAACTTTCAATTTGGTGAAGTTAGCCCATCGTTATACTCACGAACAGACAGTGCGGTTTACAACCAATCAGCTCAACGGGTAGAAAACTTTTTCCTAAGATCAGAGGGCGGCATTATTAAGCGCTCTGGTTTAAAAAAAATTTACGAGTTTGACACTACAATTAACACAGCTAAGACGCAGCAAACACGATTGCTGCCTTTTGTGTTTTCAGATGACGAGCAATACATTGTATCGCTGGAGCACCAACAGGTGCGTATCTTTCAAATTAGCCCAACAACAGGTGCGGTATCTCTAATCCAAACAATTACAAGTGACGTTGATAGCGCGACACTAAAGTTTGACCAAGATTACTTGCACGAGTACACATATGCGCAAGCTGGTGACGTTATGTTTATTGCTCACCAGACGTTTATTCCACAGCAAATTGTTCGCACTGGCTTGACATCGTTTCAGGTTGAGTCTTTTCTGTTTGATCAAAACTCTGATGCGTCTAAAATTTACCAGCCTTACTACAATTTTCAAACAGCTGGCATGACACTAGATGTAGATAAGACCAGCGGAAGTAATGCTACCTTAACTACAAGTTCACCTTATTGGGATACATCTAGTCCCTCTAAGCACATTGGAACTACTGTTCGTTATAATGGTCAAGAGATTGAGATTACAGCTGTTACCAGCTCAACAGTCGCAACGGGTGATATTCTTGACGAGCTAAAGGTCACTTTGCTTGCAAACTCTGTTAAGTCAGATGAGGGTTCTTCAATCCTTGAAATAACACTTGTAAACCACGGCCTGTCTCAAGGAGACTCTATTACCATTTCTAATGCAGGTACAATTGGTAGCATTTCAGTAAGTCAAATCAACGGATCAAGAACAATTACATCTGTTCTAAGCGACGATAAGTTCACAATTACTGCTGGTGCATCTGCTAATAGTTCAGAAATTGGCGGTGGTACACCGTCGATTACAACACATGCGCCAACAACAACTTGGGATGAACAGTCGTACTCATCTTTGCGTGGTTATCCAGCAGCGGTAACATTCCATGAAAATCGTTTGTGTTTTGGTGGAACTCTTGCGCAGCCTGATTCAATATGGATGAGTAAGTCGTCGCTGTACTACAACTTTGATGTGGGTGAAGCTAAGGACAATGAGTCAATCCACTTGACTGCTGCTGTTGGTGAGATTCAACAGATTAGACACTTGGTTTCAAATCGTGACCTGCAAGTGTTTTCGGCATCGGCTGAGTTCTATGTACCTGCTTTCCAAAACCAACCTATTACACCAACTAATGCACAGGTTCGTCGTCAAACACCATTTGGATGCAGCTTCCAAAGACCGCAAGCAATCGATGGCGCAACATTGTTTGTGCAAAAAGGTGGGCAGATTGTACGAGAATACTTGTATAGCGATTCTGAGGCGGCTTATGTTGCTAATCCGATCTCTACAGTTTCATCGCATTTGATTAAAACGCCGATTGAGATGAACACTCTTTATGGTGCGCTGTCACGTTCTGAAAGTTATGTTTTTGCGTTAAACAATGATGGCACTATGGCTGTCTTTAATTCTAACCGTGCAGAGCAACGTGCAGGGTGGGTAGAGTTTACAACAAACGGCGTGTTCCATTCGACTGTAACTATTGATGATCGTGTTTTTGCTGCTGTTGAATATGACTTAGGTGATGGTACGGAAAAGATCGTTCTTTGCGAGTTTGACTCTGGCTTCAACACTGACTTATCCAAGGAGTATTCTGGCTCAGCTGGCGTGTTTGATGTGTCTGCTGACTTTAACAATGGTGCTGTTGTTAGTGTTATTGATGGCAACAACTATGTTGGTGAGTTTACAGTTGCCTCTGGAAATGTAGATGTATCAGAAGTTGATGCTACGTTAACTAGCGCAGAGATTGGTTATAAGTTTAACGTAGAGCTAAAGACTAATCCGATTGATGCTAATATTGGCAATGGGCCTTTGACTGGTATTCCGCGTGGCATTGCCAGTGTTTTCTTGGACTTGAACAACACTTTGTCGTGCAAGGTAAACAGTACAGCTATGATCGTTCGCAACGTGACTGACGATTTATCACAGCAGCAAACAGCATTTACTGGCAAAAAAGAGTTCAGGTTGATTGGGTATAATCGTGATCCACAAATTACGATTACACAGGACGCGCCTTTAGCACTGCAAGTTAACGGCCTAGTAGCGGAGTTGTTATTCTAATGAACCCTCTTATGATAATTAGCGCAGTTAGCGGTATCGCACAAGCTGGTGCAGCAATTCAGGCAGGGCAAACTCAGAAAGTTCAGTCAGAATTGCAAGCCGAGCAGATGAAGATTGACCGAGACATGAACAAGGTGTCTGCTCTTCAGAAGCGAAACCAACGACTAGAAGATTACTACAATGCCAGAGCATCAAACGAGGCTATCTTCTCTTATATGGGTCGTGATGCAAGTACGAGCATTGAAGCGTTCAAACGAGCGCAAAGCAGAATTGTTGGTCGTGATGTAGGACGTGTAGAGTTTCAAACATCTATGGAGTCTAGCAAGCGCACAGTTGAGGCGCGGCTAGAAGTCATGCGTGGTCAAAACGCTATGAAGTCTGCAAGGATCAATGCATTAAGCACACTAACAAGCACCGCATACAATGTTTACAGGATGAGTTAAGATGCCAGTTATTCGCCAACAAACACAATTCTTCAATCGTCCGATTGGCGTTTCTAGCTTCGATACTGGTGAGACAGCGGTTTACCAAGCGGTATCTGACTTTGCTAACACAGTTGGAAAGATTGCAATTAATGAAGGCTCTAAGCTGTCAGAGCAGCGTGGCCTGGAGGAAGCGCAGTCATTGACTCCTGAGCAAGTGGTCGAAATGTCTAAGAACAAAGAGTCTTCACGCGGGATGCAAACAATCCAGCAAGAGAAGTTCAACCAGGTTCTTGACCGCCGCTTTGTAGATACAATTAACAATGACATTCAGCTGAAGTCAAAAGAGATTGCACAGAAATATGAAGACCCTGTTGCTTATGAGAAAGTCTTTGGTGAGTATCTAAATGACCTTACATCAGGCACGAGTGAGCGCTTCAAAGGTGTAGTTACTGAAGTCTCTAAGTATGAGATGGCAGACACTAAGTTAAACTTAGCTGCTGCGGCTCGGCGTAAAGCCAGGGCGCGTATTGTTGACGAGCTGGTAATTACAAACAATCAGTTTACTGAATCTGCATTTGACCAGGCTAATCAAGGTAATGACACCGCAGCACTGGCTATCATCGAGGAGCGTGTAAACGCAACATCTGAGGCAGAGCAAGCTGACCTTCCAATCAAAGCTGGTGCATCAACACAAGTACGCAGTAACATTGGAGCTGTTGCTGTGTCTGGCATGTTGTCAAATATGATGCCATCTGTGGAAGACCCAATCGAGCAAGCTGCTATCCAAGGATACCTACAAAGCCAGGGACAGATTGGCGGTGATTTGATTGACTCAGATCGAAAGAAGCGTTTGGACCTTTATCTGCCATATGTAGATATTAACAACACTGGTTCGATTATCAGCTCATTTAATTCGACAACATCGAATCTAAACAGCATCCGTGCAGCACAGGCAGACGCAGCAAATAGCATTGCAGCGGCAGAAGCACGACAACGTTATGTTGATTTTGGCGATACGCTTGATACTGCGCAAATGACATACTCTGCGTTTGCGATTACTGGCTTTAACTCTGCCAATCTGTCTGAAGCGCGTGGTGCTTTTCAGTTTATTCAAGATGACTTTGAAGAACGCAAGGCTGGTTTGGACGCTGACTTTGTTGCTGGTAATCTTGGTAAAGAAGAATACAACAGTCAACTTCGTGACATTCGTCGTGCAGGTTTGGATTCACTTGTTCTTGCTGCTGCAAGTGGCGGCAACATCGAGGCTTTGCAAACATACATTACATCTGGCAATCCAGCTGATCTTGCACAGCTTACAGCAGCGCAGAGAAACATTACTCGCTTCCTGAGTGGATCGCCCTTGTATGACGTACAAGATGATCGTGACTATGTTGAATCATTGCTTCGTGGTTCTAAGAACGAGGTGCGTGAACGTGTAGAGCGTGAGATTCGCAATGCAAATCTTTCAAACAAAGTAAATCGAGCTGCTGTAGAGATTACGGCTGGCAAGGTAAACGAGCAGGAAATAGAGCTTTTGATGAGCGATATTCAGCGCGGCCTAAAAGACGGTGA